ATTGCAAAAGCACTTAGGCATCCTAAGTACAAACCAAGGGTAGTACCCGACAAAAAGAAACCTGTCCCTGACAGAAAACGTAAACACAAAGGAGAACAGCCTAATGAAAAAAGGTGAAATCAATGTAGACCTGATTGAGCATATGGGTGATGACCTTACGGTTGTACGTGCTGCACGAGTGTCCTACGCTAATACTTCTAATTGGCGTGGTCAGATACATTCAGGAGAATTTCGTATCCTCAGTGACAAGGATATACGCCTGATCAGTTTTCTGGCAAAGCATAAGCATACCTCACCATTTGGACATGGGTTTGCTACCTTCCGTGTAGATGCACCAGTCTTTGTCGCCCGACAGTTGGTCAAGCATAAGTTCCTACGATGGAATGAGATTAGTCGTCGTTACGTGAAGTATGAACCAGAGTTCTATGAACCGTACTGGCGCAGCAAACCTGAGAACTCTAAGCAGGGTTCAGGGGGTGCGATGGAAATTAGCCAAGAGGCTGAAATGATGTTTCATGCTACCTTACGTAATGCTCTATCAACTTACGAAATGATGATCAAAGAAGGTGTCAGTCCTGAGCAAGCACGATCCATCTTACCACAGAACATGATGACCTCATGGTATTGGTCTGGTAGTTTGGATGCGTGGGCAGATATGTGTAAGTTACGTTGTGCCAAGGATACACAAGCAGAGACACGTATTGTAGCCTCTGTGATCTATGGTGAAATGCTAAAGCTGTACCCTATATCTTGGGCAGCACTAATGGAGAATGATAATGAAGATTAAAGATACAGATGTTATTGGTGTTGAGTCTGTCGAGGAACATGAAGACGGTAGTGCAACATATCAATTTCACTTTGATGATGATGTTAAGACTAGCCTAGCAGAATATGGACTGAAGTTGGTCTTATATTGTGCCGCTGCTAAGTTGGATATGCAAATAGTCTTTGACTTTATCGAAGATCATATGAGGTATGAGAATGATGAACTAACAGAGTATGAGTTTGGTACTAAAGGACATGAACCACAGAAATGTGTGTCGTGTGGTAATGTATCAGCTACAGACTTCTGTGAGTTCTGCCTGAAAGAGGAATAATATGGATAACGATGATATAATGAAAATGTGTCGATCCCTTGCAAGGAAATATAACGACAAGCAGGAATATGATGACCTAGTGTCTGAAGGTGTACTTAAGTGTCTGGAGTTGATTTCAGAAGGTAAGACCGATAAGAACCTGTTGTATTCTCATGTACAGGCAAGTATGAACGAGTATTACAACTTATCTAGATCAGCCGTTAGGATACCTAAGTCCAACAAAGCTAAGTCCATAAGTGCAGATGATGATGTCGATGGTTGGACTGCTATTGCACTACAGAATGCATTGTATGGTGACTCTGTAGAATACGAAGAATATATGTCTCAGGTTCCATCGACAGAGGAACTGTATGAACGCAAAGAGTGGTTGGCTAGGGTACAGACAGTTGCATTTACCTGTCTTACACAAGAACAGTGGGCAATTATTCGTATGAGATACTGGGATGATATGTCACAAGATGATGTAGGTATTCATATGGGTCATAACAAAATGTGGGTATCACGACACGAGAAAGCTGCACTCGAAAAGATTTGTAACAATTTGTGATGTTACAGAATCAGTAAAAAGCACTTATAAGCAAGTGTCCCTTGTATAACTTAGGTTGTCTGCTTAAGTTAACTATTACTACTATAGAAGGAAACATAAGTATGGATGACGACGAGTACTTTGAGGAACTTATGGCTAAGGCATCTTCTGATGTCGTTTATAACTGGCGGGATTGTGTCGATGGTTTTAAGCAAGCTGATGTAGATATGGGCAGTGCTTTCCATCGTAAACTAGAGTGGATGAATAGGGCTGCTGATATTCACTTGTCAGAAAACAACAAGATGGCAGGTTTTGTTGGTAGGTTTGCTGATGATTGTGGTATTTCTTATCAGTATGGAAGAAAGATAAATGCGATAAGAAAGACTTTTGTAGATTGCAAGCTACAAAACTTCGGTTCAGATGCGGTATATGCACTCTTGTCTGCCCCAGAGGAATTACGTGAAGAGATTGTGTCGTCAGATAAACCTATGACTGCATCAGAGGTCGTAGAGACTAAGGCTAATTACAACGATGTTCAGATCAAACCTGAGTTTAGTGACGTAAAGACTGATTTAGATAATGGTACAATAACACCGTTTGAGGCATCAGAGAGGGTAAAAGAACGTAAGGCATCCATGCCAACTGTGCCAGACTATAATGTGTCAGAGGCAATGGGTGCAATTAAAGGTATCGCACAGATGTACGGTAAGCGGTACAGTGGAAATACAGAAGATGCTGCACAAGTACTTCTGGATAAGATAATGGAAGGATATAACCAAGATGACGTAGGATTAAGTATCGCAAGAGACTATGCAAAATGGTTTTTGTCGTTAAAGGAAGTGTTAGACCTTGTGGAACCAGAATTACAAGACTTCTTGACAGAGAAACCAGAACTTAAAGTTGTAAACTAGGAGACCCGATATGACAACTATTTCAGCAGTATGGAACACAGCAAAGCAACAATGTCTAGATTTGGACATGAAACCATCCGTAGGTAACGCAAAGAAGTTAATCAAACGTGGTGGCAATTCAATCAAAGACGCAAAGAATTATGTTGCACGACAAGCATTTATTAACATTGCGGATAAACCATACACAAATGAGTTTGGAGAACAAGAGGCACTAGGTTCTATCTGTGATCGTAACATGGAATATGCAGAACGATTTGTTGAAAAGAACATGGCTAAGTTCCAAGGTGGTGTTAATAATATGACTGATGCGACATTATACATTATGCGTAGACAACGTGAGCAACTTGACACCTTAACAAGCGAAGGTGATAAGAACGTATTGTTCAAATCTCGTCGTAAGTCTTAAACAAACTGGAGAGTCACATGGCAGAACTAGCACACAAACCGTGTCCTTATGTGTCGTGTGGCTCTTCTGATGCTTTCAGTTATAACACTGATGGTTATGGGAAGTGCCACGCTTGCAACACAAGTTATCCATCCAGAAGAGAGATGTTTGACTGGGCAAAAGAGAAATACCCCACCAGTGGGAATAAGGAATGGGATGATATGAATGTGATAGATTATACACCTAAGAAGATAGAAACTCAGGGAGATGGTCGTTATCAATCCATGCGTGGTATTAATGCTACGACAATGGAAGACTATGGCGTAAAGACATTCCCTGATCGTCAGGAGTATGTATACCCTAGTGGGGGAATTAAGGTTCGTCGTCTAGATGAGAAAGCCTTCTACACCAAAGAAGGTTTCAAAGGTGATGAATTATTTGGGATGAACCTATTTACTTCTGGGTCGTCTAAGATGGTAACGGTAACAGAGGGCGAACTAGATGCCCTGTCAGTGGCACAAATGCTTAAGAGCAGCTACACTAACCCTGTTGTCTCTTTACCCTCTGCTACGCCCTCTAAGAAGCTCTGGGAGAACTGTAAGGAATGGTTAGATGGGTTTGAGAAGATCATCCTGTCTGTCGATACAGATGACGCAGGTAATGCTCTTGCTGATCGTATGGCTAAACTATTCCCTAACAAGGTCTACCGTGTACCACACGACAAGTACAAGGATGCTAACGAGTTCTTACAGGCGGGTGCGCAAGCAGAGTTCAAGAGTGCATGGTGGAACGCAAAGAAGTATACGCCAGAGAATATTCTGAACACTGCCGATCAGTTCTTGTCGCTGTACCACGATACGCCAGAGCATATCTATGTAGAGACAGGTATTCAGGCACTGGACGACAAGATACTTGGTTTGATGCAGGGACACTTCACAGTGTTTAAAGCACCTACAGGGATCGGTAAGACAGAACTAATGCGGTATCTGGAATACAACATGCTACAGAAGGGAATACCGATTGCTGCATGGCACCTAGAGGAAACCAAACTACGGTCTCTGCTTGGTCTCGTGTCGTACCACTTGAATGACAATCTGACACGTAGGGATTTGATCGACGAGAAAGATCGTGGTGATGACGTAGTACAAGCCATTAAAGATATTACTAAGGATGAGAACTTCTATCAGTTTTATCTAGGTGATGGTGCAGGGGCAGAAGATTTGATTGATCAGATCAGGTTCTTCAGTCAGGCATGTGGTTGTAAGTTTATCTTCTTTGAGCCTATCCAAGATGTAATCTCTGGATCATCTGAGGAAAGCAAAGAACAACAGTTGGCTGACCTGTCAGTACGTCTGTCTAAACTTGCAGCAGAATTAAACGTGGGTATCGTAAGCATTGGTCACACTAACGAGAATGGTGACTTCAAGTATTGTAAGATGATTGGTCAACGTGCATCAGTTATCATCGACTTGTATCGTGACAAAGAAGCTGAAGACCTACAGGAACGCAACACAACGTATCTCAAGATTGAGAAGAAC